CGAGGGGAAACACAATTTTTCAGAATCACTAGGCATATATATTAAGCCATGACAGACCCTAACGTATTTCCCATTGATGAAATGTTCTGGGTTGCGACTAAATATAGCGACGTGCTAAAAATAGACCCGCGCATTGTCAAGCAAGCACTTGAAACCGCGCCCTATCAAATGCGCGGTGCGCGGCAAGTCTGGCATGTCCGGGACGGGATGCCCGCAATCTTCCAGCGCGTGAACGGGACCAGCGCCGCCAAGCGCAACCCCAACGACATGGAGCCGAAAGACGCCCTCGACTACTACCGGGCGCAGCGCGAAAAAATCAAACTCGCTGAAGACATCCGCAAGATGATCCCCGCCGCCGATATTGAGCGGGTCATCAGCGAAGCGTTCAAGGTCCTGGCGCAAAGCCTCGACGCCCTGCCTGATGCCCTGGAACGGGACTGCGGGCTGCCGGCCAGCGCCGTGACCGCCGCTCAACACGCCGTAGACGCCATGCGCGAAACCCTCTACGCCAACCTGCAAGCCGCCCTGGCCGCCGCCGATGGCTAACCCCGCCTCCTGTACCGGCATCACCCTCGGCGCGGCGGAAATCCTGCGCCCACCCCGGCGGATTCCCGTCGCTGATGCCGTGGAAAACGGTATGGTGGTCTACGGCAGCAACGAAGTCTGGAAGCGCAGCCGGACGCCCTACATGGTCGCGCCGATGAACGCCCTGACCAACCGGCAACTGGAAGGCGTGGTTTTCGTCGGCCCCTCGCGCAGCGGCAAAAGCGCCGCCCTGGTGGAAGGTTTCCTGTACTACACGGCCACCTGCGATCCCGGTGATTTCCACATCATCCACATGACCCAGGCCACTGCCCAGCACTACAGCCGGACCCGCATTGAAAGCCTCAACCGACTCTCCCCGGCCCTGCGCGAGCGCCTGTCGCCCTACGCTAATGATGACAACGTCTACGCCAAGCGTTACCGGTCAGGCATGAACCTGACCATTGGCTGGCCCTCCATCACGCAGCTCTCCAGTTTCGATTTTCGCTACGTCGCGCTGACCGATTACGACCGCTATCCCGACGATGTGGGCCGCGAGGGCGACGTGTTCACGCCGTCACGCAAGCGCACCCAAACGTTCATGAGTTCCGGGCGCGTGTTGGTCGAATCCAGCCCCGGCAAAGTGCTGACCGACGCCAAATGGCAGCCGAGCAACGCCCACGAAGGCCCGCCCTGTGGCGGCATTTTCGCCCTGTACAACCAGGGCGACCGGCATCGCTGGTACTGGCCTTGCCCGCACTGCCACGAATTTTTCACCAGCGCCCCCAGCCCGGAAGCGTTCAGCATCATCGACGGTCATGCCTGTCTGGTGTGCACCGTCTGCGGATCCACGATAGACGCCAAGCACAAGCCGGAACTGAACTCCGCCGGGGTGTGGCTGGCCGATGGCCAGAGCATCGCCGCTGACCGGACCATCACCGGCGCTGCCCCGATCAGCACCCTGGCCTCGTACTGGCTGACCGGTCCCGCCGCCGCCTATCAGAGCTGGGATAGCCTGCTGCAACGCTACAAACAGGCCTATTCAACGCTGGAGCGCACCGGCGACGAAAAGCCGATGCAGGCCCTGATTACTACCGATTTCGGGACCGCCTATCGCCCACGCAACCTGAACGTAGTGCGCGATGGCCGGGTACTCGCCAGCCGCGCCGAATCCGGCGACAAGCGCACCATCCCAGCGGGCGTCTGCTACCTGACGGCGGCGGTGGACGTGCAGAAGGATCGGTTCGTGGTGCAGGTGATGGGCTGGGGCATGAGCGGCGAACGCTGGCTGATTGACCGCTACAACCTGCGCTGGTCGCGGCGGCTGGGCGGCAACGGCGAACCGGAGCCGATTGACCCGGCCCGCCAGCTCCAGGACTGGGCGCTGCTGCTCGACCAAGTGGTCTGCAAGCCCTACCCGTTCGCCGCTGACCCCACAAGAGGGCTGATTCCGGTCGTCGCGGCAGTGGACTCCGGCGGTAAAGCCGGTGTGACCGAACGCGCCTATAACTTTTGGAAACAGGCCCGTGCGGTCGGTCTGGGGGCGCGGGTCATGCTGATCAAGGGAGACGCCCGGAACACCGGCCCGCGCCTGACCCGGACCTTTCCCGACAGCACGGGGCGCGCTGACCGCAAAGCCAACGCGGCGGGCGAAGTGCCGGTCTGGCTGCTCAATACCCTGATTCTCAAAGACAGCCTGGCAGCAGATTTGGAGCGCACCGCCGCCGGTCCCGGCTACATCCATTTCCCCGACTGGCTCGGCCCGTGGTTTTACGACGAACTGGCGGCGGAAACTCGCACGGCAAAGGGGTGGCAGAACTTGAGCAACGACCGTAATGAAGCGTTTGATTTGTGCGTCTACAACCACGCGGCGATGCTGTTGGTGCGGGGCGACTCCATCAACTGGGACAAACCGCCGGCATGGGCGGACCCGATGCGGAGCGCGGTCGGGATTGCCCTGATCGGCGATGGTGAGCCGGCCCCGGTCGCGCCCACGCCGAAACCGGCGGCGCCGAAACCGCGCCCAGTGCGGCGCGAGAGTGGGAGCTGGGGGTTATGAATCAAGCGCCAGGCTATTCAATTTACACCACTAATGCTATTTGCGGGCTAATCAGAAAGCGCCAGACCGTGAAAGAACTTATCGCCCCCTACGACGACGCAGCTAACAAAGAAATAACGAAAGAACTGATCCGTGAGTTCTGTATAGAAAATCAATGGGCATACGCTCCTGATGTGTGCATTCCTGCCGATTCGTCTTACTTTATCGACTGGGATGCAGTAACCACTATTGCCCGAGTTATTGCTAAATCTGAATAACGCCTAGCAGTATTACCAACCGGAGATTCTCATGAGCGATTTTGTAAACAGCGCCGACGACAACCGAACCATCAACAACGTCATGCGCCATGAATACCGTGTCCTGACCGATGCCGAAAAATCAGCCATGCAAGCCATCAAAGATAAGGGGTTGGAACTGCATAACCTCATCGAGAGTATCGGCCAATCCCGCGAACTCGCCTTGGCAAAAACTAAAACGGAAGAAGCGGTGATGTGGGCCGTAAAACACCTAACTCGTTAATTCTGCCTAGCGCCTGACCATGACCGACCCCGACCTGCTCACCGACGCCGGACTGTTGCTCAGTCAGCAGGGCGTGGCTGCGGGTGTGATTGAGCGGGTGATCAGCGAACTGCGGCGGCGCTACGGCGGCGACCGGCATTTCATCCCCAAGATTGACCGGGAGCGGCGCAACGCCGGAATCGCCGAAGATTTAGCGGCGGGTCTCCCGGTGAAAGCGGTCGCCGGTCGCCGACAATGCGCCCTGGCGACCGTGCGGCGGGTCAAAAACGAATGGCAGTTGTAATCAAAATTGCCTTATTTTGAGCGCTCGCACTCCCTAACATCGGCGCATCCTCATTCCACCGGATGCGCTCATGGCCTTCACCGCCGACCAACTCACCGCCCTCGAAAAAGCCGCCGCCAGCGGTCAGCTTCGCGTCCAGTTGGGCGACAAGGTCATCCAGTACCAGACCCTGACCGAGTTGATGGCCGTGATCCGCATGGCTCGCGCGGACCAAACCACCAGCAACAGCGACCCGCTGCGGTTCCGGGTTGCCGGGTCCATCGAATGATCCGCCTCGCCGATCTCGTCGGCAGCGGTTACGCCCCGCGCATCGCCGCCCGCTACGAACTCAAGCCGCATCGCAGCAACGGCGACACGCGGGACGGCAACACCAGCCTGCATGATGTCGGCGACAAGTTAAGGCAGTACGCCAGGCATCTCGATCAGAATCACGACTTGGTGAAAGGCGCACTCGACCGGCTCACCCAGTTCGTGGTCGGCCCGAACGGGATCAGCGTCGAACCCCAGCCCCGCACCCGCGCCGGCGAAGTCCATGCCGCGTTTGCCGCTGAACTGCTGGAAGCCTGGCGCGATTGGACACAGCGCCCGGAAGTCACGTGGTCGCACGACTGGGCCTCCTGCCAGCGCCTGCTGTGCCGGTCCTGGTTGCGCGACGGCGAGGCCATGACCTCATTGATTGCCGGTATTCGCCCCGATCTCGATCACGGGACCCGCGTCCCCTTCAGTATCGAAATGCTGGAAGCGGATTTTCTGCCGTTCCAGAACAACGCCACGACCGGCGCCCGCATCCTGCAATCTGTGGAACTGAACGCCTGGAACCGCCCGATAGCCTATTGGCTTTACAAAGAACATCCGGGCGGATTGATGCGCACCGATTACCAGCTCAAGCGCGTGATCGCCGCCAACCTGCTGCACCTCAAGCTGACCGACCGGATCGGCCAGGTGCGGGGCGTCTGCAAGTTCGTCTCCGCACTACAGCGGATGAACGGCATTTACAAATATGAAACCGCTGAAATGGTCGCTGCCGAGATCGCCGCGTCCATCACCGGCGCACTCAAAAGCGACAACCCCGGCGTTTACACACCCGCCAGCGGCGACGAAGCGCCGCGCACCTTCGAGATTAAACCAGGGATGATTCTGGACAACCTCCACCCCGGCGAATCGCTCGACATCATTAGCAACAACCGACCATCGCCGACCGTTGAGCCGTTCCGCAACGGTCAGCTTCGCGCTGCATCGTCCGGCTTTGGCCTGAGCTATTCCGCCATGTCCCGCGATTACAACGGCACCTATAGCGCCCAGCGCCAAGAGTTGGTGGAGTCGTTCGACAGCTACCGCATCCTGAGCAACCAATTCATCAGCCAAATCGCCCGCCCGGTCTGGCAGCGGTTTGTCAGTCTCGCCCTGGCGTCTGGCGTCGTGCGCCTGCCTGCCGATCTGGACCCGCCCACTCTGGATGACGCCAGCTATCAGCCGCCGGTCATTCCGTGGGTGGACCCACTCAAGGAAGCCAACGCTAATTCAGCCATGCTCGAAAACTACCTGACCAGCCCGCAGACCCTGATCCGCCAGCGTGGCGGCAACCCGGATGAAGTCCTGAACAACTGGCAGCAATGGAACGCCAAGCTGGCGGCCCGCAACCTGCCGCCGCCCAACGCCGCCGCCCAAACCCTTATCCAGTCCGAGCCGACGCCATGACCACGCCTTATTACACCATCACCGCCCTCGGACCGTCCGCCGCTGAAATCCGCATTGACGGCCCCATCGGTGAAAACTTCTGGGAAGAAACCGCGTCCGCTCGCGCCCTCATCGCCGAACTGAGCGCAATCAAAGGCCGCGCCCTGACCGTCTACATCAATTCGCCCGGCGGATCGGTGATGGACGCGACCGCGATCTACAACGCCCTGCAACGCCACGATCAACCGGTCAGCATCATTGTGGACGGCTGGGCATTGAGCGCCGCCAGCCTGATCGCGATGGCCGGGCAATCCCTGACCATGGGAACCGCCTCGCTGTTGATGCTGCATAACCCGACCACCGTCGCCGCCGGCAACGCCGCCGATCATCGCAAAGTGGCCGAGACGCTGGACAGCATCGCCACCGCCATGTGCGACGCCTACCGCGCCAAGACCGGCGCTGACGAGGCCACCGTGATCGGCTGGCTGGACGCCGAAACCTGGTTCACCGCCGATGAAGCGATCACCGCCAAGCTCGCCGATGCCAAAACCGAACGCGCCCAGCCGTTCAGTCCCGCACCGCCCACCGCCCGTTTTCGACACATGCCCACGGCTATTTCCGCCGCCCTTTCTCCACAGGATGCCCCGATGAAACCCGAACCGACTGTTGCCAGCCTGCCCGACGCCCCGGACATCGCCGCGATCAAAGCCGCCGCTGCTGCGGAAGCCATCGCCACCGACCGCGCCCGCATCGCCGAAATCCGCGCCATGACGGCCCCGTTTCTGGCGACCTACCCTGATCACCGCGAGGCGTTTATCGCCCTGACTGACACCCTCATTCAGGACGGGACGGCGATTGAAGCGGCCCGTAAGCAGTTCATGATCGCCTTGGGTAATGCCGCTCCCGGCCCGCTCGGCGCCGGACAGGGCTGCAACCCCACCGGCGTATCCCCCGGAATGCGGGCGGTCAGCATGGGGCCGGACGAGTCCGATAAATTCCGGATCGCCGCCGCCGATGCCCTCCTGATCCGCGCCGGCCTGGCGAAGAATGACCCGGCCAACGGCCTGCGCGGGATGCGCCTGTCGCGCCTGGCAGAAACCTGCGCCGTTCGCGCCGGGTTGGATGTGGGCGTGTTCGGCCAGAACGAAATGGCGATGATCAAGGCCGCAATCACGCACACCTCCAGCGATTTCCCGGTCATCCTCGAAAACGTCCTGAACAAGACCTTGCTGGACACCTATGGGGTTGCGGCGGAGACCTGGAAACAATGGTGCGCGACCGGCAGCGTCGCCGATTTTCGCCCCTACAAACGCCTGCGCCTGGGCAGTTTCGGCAACCTGGACAGCCTGACCGAGGCCGGCGAATACAAGCACAAGGCGATCCCGGACGCGACCGCTGAAAGCGTGAGCATCAGCACCAAGGCCAACACGATCACCCTCAGCCGCCAGGCGATCATCAATGACGATCTGGGCGCGTTTGTCCGGCTCGGGCAAATGCTGGCCCGCGCCGCCGCCCGCAGCATCGAAGCCGACGCCTATGCCCTGCTCACCAGCAACCCGACGCTGGATAGCGACAGCACCGCGCTGTTCCATGCCAACCACGGCAACTATCACACCAGCGGCAGCGCGGCAGCGATCACCATGACCAGCCTGGACGCGGCCCGGTCGGCGATCAAAATCCAGAAGGATCGCAGCGGCAACGACTTCATTGGGATCACCGAGCCATTCATCCTGCTCTGCCCGGTTGCCAAAGCCGGCGCGGCCCGCACGGCGAACGAATCCGAGTTTGATCCGGACACCGCCAACAAGTTGAACCGCACCAACATCACGCGGGGCATTTTCAGCGCCATTGTCGATACTCCGTACCTGACCGGGACCGGCTGGTATTTGCTGGCTGATCCCATGCAGTTCCCGACCTTCGAGGTGCTGTTCCTCAATGGCCAGCAGACCCCATTCAGCGACCGGATCGAACAGCAGAACGTGGACGGTGTGAAATGGCTGGTGCGCCACGACTACGGCGTCAACGTCGTGGACTACGTCGGCGCGTACTACAACACCGGCGCGTAATCGCCCTCTCTCCGCTCAAAACAGGACACAGCGATGGCAACTAATTTTGTTCAAGACGGCGATGTAATCAGCTACAGCAACGCCGGGTCCGCCATTACCGCCGGGTCGGTGGTAGCTATCGGCAGCCTGATCGGCGTGGCGCTGGTGGACATCGCCGCCACGACCGGGGTCGGCAGCGTACAACTGCGCGGGGTATTCACCCTGCCGAAAGCGACCGGATCGGCCTGGACGCAGGGCGCGAAACTGCTCTGGGACGCCAGCGCCGCGAAGTTCGACATCGGCACCGCGACCCCGGCGACCGGCGACATCTCCGTGTGCTGCGTCGCCTTCGCCGCCGCCGCTAGCGGCGATACGACCGGCAAGGTGCTGCTGAACGCCGGCGTGGGCACGATCACCTAACCGTGAACGCCGAACTGGTCGCCACGTTTACCGATGTCGCCGCTGGACTGCTGGTGACGTTCGGCGCTCCGGCGACGCTCACTCATGCCGCGACCACTGCGCCGATTCAGGCCCTTCTGGAATCGGCGGTGGCCCCGGTCGGCGACTACGGCGAACGGATGGAGACGCGCTACACCGTGACCCTGCTCCGCACCAGCGGCGCGGCAGTGGGTGATACCGTCACCCACAACGGCACGGTCTGGCACTTGGCGCAACTGCTCGATGATGACGGATTTACCCTGAAATTTGCGGTGCGGGATAGCGCATGAGCGACGCCAGTTTAGCGATTGCCGCCCTGGAGACCGCGTTGGCCGCTGTGGCCCCGGTGCGAACCGGACGCGCCGCACTGGAAACCACCAGCGCTACGTTGCCGGTGATCACGCTGTGGAGTACGAATGACCACCCCGTCACTGACAACAGCAGCTACGGCCCGCTGCTCTACACCCGAACCCTCGTGATTGAGGTCAAGATCGCTGCTACTGAGTCCTATCACAGCGATTTGGATGACGCCCTGACCGGAATCCGCCGGGCGCTGCAAACCAGCCCCGGCAACCCGTTCCCGCTGTCTGGTTATGCCAAGATTTTGCGGCAAACCGGCGTCCGGTTCTTCGCCCCGGCAGACAACAGCGAAACCGCTGTGCTGCAACTTACGCTTGAGATTGACTATTTAGAGCGGCTTTGATCCGCAGGAGATTCCTATGGCTTTCGACCACCGTCCCTTCTGGGTTCAATGCGCGATGAACTATGGCTTGTGGTCGGGCGACACTGCCCCGACCCAGTACCAGGGCCCGATCAATATCACCAAGCTGGAAACCACGCCGATTAAACAGGAGAACGACCGGCTGATCTCCAACATCTACGGCAGTTTTGGCGAAGCCCTGGCCTCGGTGCCCAAGCCGAGCGCCCCGGCCACGCTGAACATGGAATTCTCGTCGATGCCCAAGGAACTGCTGGCCGTGGTCATTGGCGCGGATCAGACCGCCCTGACCCAGTCCGCTGGCACGGTCACGGATGAGGTGATTACCACGATCCTGAACGTCTGGGTGCCCCTGGCGAATCAATTCCTCGATCCTGCCACCCCGCTCATTCTGGAAACAGCGCCCTCGACGGTCATTGACGCGGCGAAATACACGGTGGACTACACCGCCGGGTTGATCATGGCGACCCATGCCGATGCGGTCGGCGTCGGCAAGCTGGCGACCTACGTCAAGATGGCGCTGACCGCCTCGGAAACCTACAAAGCGGGCAAGGCGAAGTCGGCGTACCTCAAGTTAATGGGGACCGCCTACGAAGGGGTTTCCGGCAAGAAGGGGCTGCTGATCGTCCACAAGGCGTCGGTCTCCAATTCCGCGGCCTACGACTGGGTGAAAGGCGGCTATGCGGTCGGGGCGCTGTCGGGCGATCTGCTGACCCCGGCCGGCGAAACCAGCCCGTACGAGTTCCGCTACGCGCTCGGCTAATCATGGCCATCACCCTGGGGGCCATCACCCTGCCCGCCGGTCTGGCGTGGTCGGATGAATTCGCCTGGTCCCCGGTCAGCGCCAGCAGCAGCTACAGCCTGACCGGGGCGCTGATCGTCGAATCGTCCACCAAGTTGGCGGGGCGTCCGATCACTTTGATCGGTCAGTCCAGCGGCGCCGATCACACGGTATGGATCACTCGCGCCAATCTGCTGACCTTGCAAACCCTGTTGCAGACCGCCGGCCCGCACACCCTGACCCTGCACGACGCCCGCGTTTTTAGCGTCATCGCTCGCCCGGATGACAGCAGCCCGGTAGAGGCGGAGCCGTTGCCCAAAGTCAGCAGCTTCCTCCCCGCTAATCCGCTCAGCAGCGACTGGTATGTGCTGCGGGCGGTGCGTCTCACCACGGTGTAGCGGTATGCGTCAATTCATCACTTGGGCAACCCGATGGTTGCTCGGTATCTATCCGCCGAGGGAATGGCGGTTGCGTTGGTCCGTAGTCCTTCCTGCTGTTCTCACTGTTCGAGGTTTTGATATGTCCCTGATCCTCCCGATTGACCGTGTAGTCACCCTGTCCATCCAACCGGTAGACGCCGCCGGCAATCCCGCCCCGGTCGATGGCGCTCCCGTGTGGAGCAGTTCCGACGAATCGTTGGCTGTCGTGGTGCCTGCCGAGGATGGCCTGAGCGCCGAATTGCGTCCGGTGGGAGCGCTCGGCCTGGCGCAAATCAGCGTAATGGCGGATGCGCGACTGGGGCCGGACACCCTGACGCTGACCGGTCTGCTGGATGTGCAGATCGTCGGCGGCGAGGCGGTTGCGCTGAGTATCGCGGCGGGCGAATTACGCAACGCCTAACCGGGTAGTCCGCTCCTGCCCACCCCCGTAGGAGCGGGCCATGCCCGCCCCGACGCACATCACCTGACCGCCGGATAGCCCGCCATGCCCATTCAAGAAAGCGATCTCGAAATTGTTTTTGAAGGCGATCCCGATCGGGATCGCGCCTATGGCCGCGTCAATCTTCGCTATCTGTTCGACGAAGCCGAAAAGCAACTTCAGCGTCAGCCATGTCCGCCAATTCCCGCGCAAAATCCGCCGCCTCCCGTCGCCATTCATCGGGGGCTTGTGGCGTCAATACGTGATCAATTTGCGCGATTCCGGTTACGGATCGAAACGTGGCGGCAAAAGCAGCGGGATCGGGGTGGGTCATGATGAGCGCAGCAATAGCGCGTTGCAGCACCAGCAACCGGATGTTCGCCAAATGTTCAGGAGCAATGGGCATCTTGCGTCTCCACAGCAGACACAGACCCAAAGAGGACGGCAGGAGGGGGTCTGTGGAACGCCTCTTTTCGGTCGCGAGCCTAGCCGTCCACTTACTTTAGCAGGCGCTTTCCATGCCCATTCAAGAAGGCAATATCGTATTCGTTGAAAGCCAGATCATGGACGACGTGCCGGAAGGGGGCGGCGCCGCCACAGGCAACATCATTCCCGATGGCATGATGAATAATGTGTTCGAGGACATTTCCGACCTGGATCGCGCCTATGGCCGGTTCAATCTGCGGAAACTGTTCCTCGCCGTCCGGGCGCTCAATACCGACCTGTATGGTGGGGCGAAAACCGTCATCACTGCCTTACCGACCGATCCCGCCCTCGGCTACACCCTGTTCACCACCAATTCGCCCTGGGATACCCGTGCGACTGCGGCGGCGCGGGTCGAGGCGTACCTGTACAAAGGCCCGGCGTGGCATGGTGTCCTGAACGAGAACCACATCACCGGGATGCGGGCGATCAGTATCGTGCAACGCCTCGGCACCGAACTGCCGCCGCTCGGGAAAACGCTGTGCCTGGTGCAAGACGAAGGGCTGGCCGGCCAGAAAGAGCAATACGTGCGCGTGACCAAAGTTACGGCGGTGGTCACGACATTTGAGGACGACAAGGGCGAATTTCAGCGGCTGATTGTTCGGCTGGATCTGTCCGATGCGCTGCGCTACGACCTCAACGGCCACACCGTCAACCGGACGGACAACTACAACTACACGGGCAAAACCCGGATTCGCAATACGACCGTGGCCGACGCCACCAAATACTACGGCAGTCAGTATTTGGCCGCAGCGGCGAACATCGGCGATTTGACCGTGCGGGCCGCGAGCATCTTTACCAAGCTGGTCCCCTCGGCCCAAACCGAAACCCCGCTGGTCAACCAGCCCCTGGCGGCGGAAAAGACGCCTCTCCTCGCCAGTCGCGCCAGCAGCCTGACCTACACCGCCGCCGGCGCAGTCATCGCGCCCAATGGCCGGTTCGTGCTGGACACCGGCGCATTGCCCGGCAGTATCAGCGTAACCGTCGGCAGCGCGGTCATCACCGACGACAGCGCCGGCAACGCGATCCGCAACAGCGTCGTCGTCGGATTATGGGATTACGCCACCGGCGAATGCCTGTTCAACGCCAGCGCTCCCAGCGCCAGCGGTACGGCGACCGTGACCTACATCCCGGCGGCGGCGGTGGCTCAGCAGTCCCATACCCTCGCTCGCCCCGTGACCGCCGAAAACCGCCGGCTGAACTGGATTGAAACCCTGGCGCCGATTCCGGCGGCCTCCACGTTTGACCTTGCGTACCGCGCTCAGGGCAATTGGTACGTGCTGCGCGACAACGGCGCGGGCGTGATCAGCGGCTCGGACGCCACCTTCGGCGCGGGGACGCTCAGCTATGTGACCGGGGTTATGTCCGTGACGTTGGGCGCGTTGCCGGACGTGGGCAACCAGATCATGATGACCTGGGCCAGTCCAGTGCATACCACCATTCGGGCCGGGGCGGCGGATGTGGACCTGTCGCTGACCGTGCTGGCGTCGGTCAATGAGCCGGTCAAACCCGGCACGATGGTGATTACCTGGCTGGTCAGTGGCGTCACCAAGACCGCGACCGCTGCGGCCAATGGCGTGATTAGCGGGCATTGCGCCGGGCGAGTCAGTCATCCGGTCGGCGATTTGCGGCTGGTGTTCACCACGCCGCCCGATGCGAACAGCCGGATCGGTCTGGACTACGAGCGAGTGACGCAGACGCAGATCACGCTCACCGGGGTCAGTGCGCCCGGCGGGATTGCGACGGTTAATCTTGGGGAGGCGATTGAGCCGGGAACGCTGGAGGTGCGGTGGTCTACGCAGTCACTGATAAAGAACGACTGGGGGCGGACGCTCGTTAGTCATACCTACGAATGGAATAGCGCAGCCTGGAGTTGGAAAATCACTGGCACTGAAAAACAGACCATTTCCGGCGGCGGGGCATCTATCCATCGCTATGAACGCCGTTGCGTCGACAACGGCGATGGTGAAATTATCAGTTCCGAGGGCATCGTCAACTACGAAACCGGGGCACTGACCCTGCCGCTACTGCCGGAATTTACTGAATCTAACTGGAGTGGCGGAACCTGGAACGCGACCTCGGGCGGATCAACCGTCCACGCCTTCACCACCGGTGTTCTGAACATCAGCTACACGCCGGCCGGCGTGACCCCGGTTGCCGTCTCCACCGAGATTGATTTGCCGCCCATCACCGTGCGGCTGTTGCCGCGCCTGGTGGACGAGCAAATGGTCGCCGGCGGGACGCGCTTCCGCTGGAACGGGCAAACCTACGTGGAGCGGAGCGGCCTGCTGTACCGCGCCATATCGCCGGTTTCCGGTGCGGGAACGCTGGCGGGTAGCGTCGATTACCTGTCCGGGATCGTCACCCTCACCGATTACGTCACCGGTTCCGGCGCGATTACGGTGGACGCCCTGCTCGGGCGGTTCGGCGACTGGTCGGCGATTGAGGCGTCATTCCGTACTACCCTCGCCCCGGTCAAATCCGAGGCGTTATCCATCGTCGCAGTCACCAGCGACGGCGATCAGATTACCGGTGCGGCGGACCCGGACGGAGTGATCGTCGGCGATTGGATGCGCGGGACGTTTGATTATGAGCAGGGCTGCGGCCGAGTCGAGTTCGGCCGTTTGGTCAGCGCGGTCTGGACGCCCCGCGAAGTGGACCCGGCCACGATTCGCTACAACGCCGTTGCCTACTCCTACCTTCCGTTAGATGCCAACATCCTGGGCATTGACCCGGTGCGGTTGCCCAGTGATGGCCGGGTGCCAATTTACCGCCCCGGCGATGTCGTCATGGTGCTGCACACCGCCAATGCCGCTCCGGCGACCATTGCCGACGGTGGAACGCTCAGCGCCGGGCGAACCCGCCTGGCCTGGGTGCGGGTCATCGACAACGCCGGCGCAACCGTCTCGGGCACTCTCTACACGCTGGACCGCGCGGCGGGAACCGTGACCTTTCCAAGCATCGCGGGACTCAGTCAACCGCTGACCTTGCGCCACACGGTGGGGGACTTGCGCCAGATTACCGACGCCCAAATCAACGGGCAACTGACCTTGGCGCGGCCGCTGACCCACGACTACCCGGCCAATGAATCGCTGGTGGCCGCCTGCCTGATTCAGGGCGACCGCCGGGCGCGAGTATCAGCGGTCTGGGATCAGGTGAGCTGGAATAGCACATGGACTGACTCTATTCAGGGATCCGCCGCCACCGCGACCCTGAACGTGATCGACTTCCCGATCACCGTGACCAATGAGGGTTGCGATACCGACCGCTGGCTGCTGCGCTGGACATCGACTACGGCGGTTGAGCTGATTTCCGAGAATCGCGGCCTGGTCTGGACGGGGAGTTTCCCGGCCTATGTCAGCGGGACGCCGGTTGATATTGCGCCGATTAACCCGCGCACTCGGGATAGCGAAGGGCTGAACGGCGTGCCCTACATGACCATCCCGCAGAAGGCCAACGGCGGCGGCTGGAGCGCCGGGAACGTGGTGCGCATCAACACGGTGGGCGCGATTGCCGATTTGTGGATTGCGCGGAGCATTCAGCAGTCCGATGAACCGTCCGGCGATGGGGCGGACGGCTGTGAGATTTACGCCCTGGGCAACATTGATCGGCCTTAGGAGCGGACATGGACCTAAGCACGAACGCCGTTAATACCCGCCTGGCGGCTTGCCGGATTCCGGGCTTGACCGCGCTGTTGGGGCTGTTGAACGCCAGTCCACACAGCGGCGTGATTCAGTTCTATTCGACGCCGCGCCCCGCGGCTGGCGCAACGCCTGCCGGAACGCTGGTGGTGGCCATTCCGCTGCCTGCCACTGCCGGCAGCGTCAATAGCGGGCTGTATCAGATTCAATTGACCGTGCCGATTGAGGCGCAAATCACCGGGGCGGATTCCGGAACCGGAACGACCGTGACCTGGGCGCGAGTCCTGGACGGGGCCGGCGCGTGGTTCGCGGATGTGAGCGTGTCGGATGAAGCGGGGAGCGGGGAGATCAAGCTGCAAACCACGCTGCTCTATAACGGTGCGTATTGCCGGCTCACCAGCGCTGTGTTTCAGGGGTAGGGTATGGCCTTCATCGATCCGCATGCCGCTAGTGTAGGGCTGTTACTGCCCTTTGAGGGGGCAAACACGGCGGTTTCGGCGTTTCGGGATTTCTCCCCTAACCCACGACCGATCATCGTGGGTGGCAATACTCAGATCAGCACTACAACGTCAAAATGGGGCTACGGCTCAGGGTATTTTGACGGGAGCGGCGATTATCTGCGGGTTCCGTATGCCAGCAGTCTCTCTATTGCCGGCGATTTTACGCTGGAGATGTGGGTGAATGCCTCGTCGTCTCCGCCGAGCAGTATCGGGGCGATTGTGGGGCAGGACTACGGCAGCGGGGCCACGCCGCTGCTTTTCTCGTTGCTGAATGGCAGCGGCAACTGGGGCGCCGTGTTTTATTCGGCGGGTGCGTCCGAATGGAGCGCCGTGAACGGGCTGTCGTGCGGGTATGGCCTGGCGTTCTGGACGTGGTATCACATGGCGATTTGTCGCGCTGGACAAACGTATCGAGCATTCCAGAATGGGGCGATCATCAATTCAGTGACTGCGACGAACAATCCTGGCAGCAAAACCGTGGAATGGGTGATTGGCGCGGCACGAAACTACAGCGGCACACCGTTCAAGGGATATCTACAGGACCTTCGATTTAGTCAATACGCCCGCTACACCGCCGCGTTTACCCCGCCAGAGCGATTGGTGTCCCCGATCCTGCTGGGGTATGTGCCGACCGTCACCATCAGCGGCAACGTGATTGTGTCCGGCAACGGCGGTGCACAACTGGTGGTGATTCGCGCCGTGGCGACTCGTGAACTCATCACGACCGCCACCCCGAACCCCATAACCGGCGCTTGGACGGCCGCCGTTCCCCCCGGCGATTACGACATCAGCTATTTTGCCCCGGATTGTCAGCCAGTTTGCCACGGTCCCTATACCGTCACGGCCTAAGCGATGGCCGTCTATACCGTCCCGCCGCTTAGTGTTCAGGTTGTTCTAGCGGGGAGCTATACCGCCCCGGCGCTGTCCGTTCAGGTCATCCTAAGTTCGGGAACGGTGACTCTCGGCGGGACGCTGAGCGCAACACTGCCGGCGCTGGATTTGCCGCTGACTCTCAGCGGAACCGGGGAACGGGATCGCAACTGGTTATGGGCATCCCTGCCGCCGCTGGATTTGCCGCTCGCCTTCCGGGCGCGAGAGCGCAGCATCACGGTAGCGCTGGCCGTCGATTTGCCGGCGCTGGATTTACCCCTCGCCCTGGCAGCCGCTGGCGATTACCTGCATGGTCTGAGCGGGGCATTTTCCCTGCCCGCCCTGACCTTGCCGCTCGCCCTGGCGGGGGCCGGAACGCAGGATTTGGCCCTGCCCGACGCCGATGGCCCACGCCTGGCGACTGAATCGGCGGAAATGTTGCGCAGCGTCACCACGCTCGCCATTGCCCAGCAGCCGATGCAGCCGACGGTCCGCCCCGTGCTGGCGTGGGCGCAAGCGGCGGAACCGATCCGGGTGGGCGCTCGGCTCTTGCAGCAGCATGGCCTGCCCCTGCATCGCCCACTGGCGGAACGAGCCGCGCAGGGGTTGCCGTTGGGGTTTGGTGCGCGGGCGGCGCATACCGACGCGCTGTGGATGCGCCGCCCACTGGCGGAACGAGCCGCACAGGGGTTGCCGATTCGCCAGGGCGCGGGAATACCGGCGACGGAAACCCTCCGCACTCGCAACCGGCTGAATGCGGCGGCGCAACAGAGTTTGCCGCTGGTCTTGCGCTTGCCGGTGGGCCAGCACCAGTCCCGCGTCACGGCATCGCGCCTGCATCTGCGCTGGACGGACGCGGCGGACCTTGCGCCGGGCCGCTGGTGGCCGTTCTATGAAGTGCCCGGACTGGGGCGGCCGGTCGTCCTGGCGCATCCCTACATCCCTCGCCCGCTGTACTGCCGGATTGCGCTGAGCTGGACGTGGATCGCGCAGCCGTATTGCGCCGGGTTTGACCCGGACCCGAATCCGGGCATCGTCATTCCCGTTCAGGAGGTCTACATCGTGATCAACAGTTTCAGCCTGGTGCGGGTCGATACCAGTCAGCCGGTGGATGCGCTCAGTTTTGAGGCCAGCATCGACGCCAGCAGTTGGGTCTGGTCGTGGTCGGCGACGATTCCCGCCAGCCAACTGGCCCTGGTGGCCTCGCCGGCGTTGGGCGAGTTCGTGGAGTTGCTGGCGACGGTCAACGGAACCGGGCTGCGGCTGGTGGTGGAGCGCTACAACCGGGATCGCAGTTTCGGCCAGGCCAGCGTCAAGGTCAGCGGACGCGGGCGAGCGGCGTGGCTGTCTGATCCGCATTCGCCCATCCAAACCGTGATGAACACGGAAACCCGCACCGCGCAGCAGCTCCTGAACGATGCGCTCACCGTGAACGGGGTCAGCATCGGTTGGGCGGTGGATTGGCAGTTGGACGATTGGAGCGTACCCGCCGGCGCGTGGAGCCAGACCGGAACCTATATCGAGGCGGCCATCCGCATCGCTGAATCCGGCGGCGGCTATGTCCAGGCGGATCGCACTGCTCAGACCCTGCACATCCTGCCCTATTACCCGGTCGCGCCGTGGCTGTGGGATGCGGAGACGCCCGACCTGACCTTGCCGGATGCCGTCTGCGTCACTGAGGGCATCGAATGGCTCGATAAACCGCCTTACAACGCCATTTACATCGTCGGCGGCGAAGGTGGTCGGCAGGATTTGGTAAAACGCGCCGGAACTGCCGGGGACCGGTTAGCGCCCACGGTGGTTGACCCGCTCGCCACGGCTACCACCATGACCCGGCAGCGCGGGCTGCGGACCATCGCCGACACCGGACGCCAGGCGCTGGTCAGCGTGAGCCTGCCGATTTTGGCGGAGACCGGCATCATCCTGCCGGGGACGCTGGTGCATTACACCGAGCAGGGTGTGCCCCACCGGGGGCTGAGCCGGTCTGTCGCTATCCAACACGCATTCCCCACCACCCGGCAAACCATCAAGGTGGAAACTCATGAGCTGGAACCCGTATAGCCGTTTGACGCAACTCTTGGCCGGCCCGCCGCTGGATGTGGGCGTGGTGCTGAGTGTGGAGGGCGATGGCGTGATCGTAGAGCTGGTGTCCGGGGCGCAGATTCGGGCGCGCGGCGTGGCCACGGTGGGCGCATGGGTGTACGTCCGGGGCGGCGTGGTGGAAGGTCCGGCGCCGGCGTTGAGCGGGACTACGGTGGAGGTGTGAGATGGCGGATAAAAACTTAGAGCTGTTGCTGAGAATCATCGCCCAGGTTGACGGGCTGCGCGATGTAGAAGGGTTGCGCGAGTCGGTTGAACAACTGGACCCGGCCCTCTCCAATCTGGCGGAACGTGCCAAGGCCGCGCTTAACCCGATGAACGGGCTGGCCGATAGCGCCCATAACTTTGGCGCAGCGGTCAAGGAAACGACGCAGCCGTTGGCGGATTTGGCGACCACTGCTCTCAAGGTCACCAGCATTGCTGCGGCGCTGGCGACAGCCTTGGGCGGCGCGGTTTATCAAGAAGCCAAAAAGTTTGAATCTGCCCAACTCGATCTGCAAAAAGTGCTGAATGGCACTCAAGAAGAGTTGGATATTTATGGGAAAAAGCTGAACGATTTAGCACTGCAATATGGAGTCAGTGCTAATGCCTTAACCGCCAGCATGGCGGCGTTTGTTCAGGCCGGATTCGATGCCGATGCGGCGCTCAATCTGGTCGCGCAAAGCCTGAAGCTCAAAGTTGCTGGCGACATGGAAGCGGCGGAATCCAGCGATTATCTGGTACGGATGCTCAAGGGATTCAATGCGGAGGCTGCTGATTCTGCGCGATTTGTTGATGTGCTCAATGAGGTCTCCAATCGCTATGCCACGGATGTCAAGCAGCTCGCGGAGGGTATGAGCCGGGTTGCACCCATCTCGAAACAGATGGGTCTGTCCTTTGAAGAAACCGCTGGCGTCCTGACGCCGATGATTGAATCCTTCGGCTCGGGCGCAGAAGCGGCAGAGGCGTTCAAGACCGGCGTTTTGAAGCTGATTGATAACGCCGCGCCAGTCAGGGATGCGTTGCTGTCGATAGGCGTTGCTCAGACCGATTTAAACGGCAATCTGCGTAGCGGTAAGGACATTCTCAACGATGTGATGGCGGCGTTTCAGACCACCGGACGGGAACAAAAGCTGTTCCTGACTTCGCAATTGGTCGGCATTGACCAAGCGCCACGCATGATTGAGGCGTTTGACAGCCTCAATAAGGTTCTCGGTATTCAAAAAGCCGGACTGGAAGCGGCGGGATCTGCACAACAAGAGGTCAATATCCGCCTGCAAAGCGCGGAAACTATTGGCAATCGAACTGCTGAGAGCTTCCGGCAACTGGCGGTTGCACTCGGGACCAATTACCGCGAGGAAGTGAAGGGCGTCGTGGACGCGACCGGGGCGCTGGCGCGGGGCTTTCTTGAAGCCGAAAAAGCCGGCTCTATGGACGGGCTGTTTGCGGCGGTCAAGCCGCAGCTTGAGGCGGTTGAAACGCTGTTTCGGCAAATGGCCGCCAATCTGCCGGCGGCGTTTGCACAACTGGATTTCAGCCCGCTGACCTCGGCGATTACCGATTTGGGCGGGGAGGTCAGCGCCGCCTTTCAGGCGTTCATGGGCAGTATTGACCTATCGACCGTGGACGGGCTGCGGCAACTGCTGCAATACCTGGCCGATAGCATGGCGGCGCTGATCCGGTTCACCGCTGGCGCGGTGGATCAGATGGAACCGTTTTTCAAGGCGATGGGGACCGCCGCCCGGTTTGCCGCTGAGAATGCGGATTCGATTTCTCGCTTGGCGGGCGAGGTCGCCGGGTTTAGCCTGACGGTCAACAAGCTCTTGCCGCTGCTGGCGGATTTTGCCGCCAATACGTTTTCAATCATCGGGACCGTCGCCGAAGCGGCGTTCGAGGTCGGGCTACTGGTTGGCGCGATCAAGCTACTGAATCTGGCGGGCATCTCGGTGCTGCCGATGCTGGGCAATCTGGCGCTGGCGATTGGTGGGCTGAACCTGTCCACAGCAACGATTGCCGCCGCTTTTGCCGGCGCTCCAGGCGTTATTCTGGCGCTCGGCGCTGCCGCAGGCACGGCGGGCTATGCTGTTGGGACGGTACTCAGCGCGGGGATTGATGCCGCAGCCGAGGCCATTACCGGCACCAGTCTGGGCGGGCTGATTTACGACCTGGCCGAGGCGCTGGGACTGGAAAACACCGAGGCAGATCAGGCAAAGATTACTCAAGACCAACTGGCTGCCGCACGGGAACGCCACGCCGATGCGGCGAAGAAACAGGCTGAGGCGCAACGAGAACAGGAGCTCGCGGCGGCAAGAGCCGCAAAAGCCCAGGAAGAGCAAATCGCGCTGGCTGGTGCTACGGATAAGGCTAATCGGCTGCTCACTGCGGGGTTTCAGGAATCCGGACTGGTTTGGAATGCAGCCACCGGCGAACTGGTGCGGGTCAGTGACGCCATGTCCGGTATTGCTCCGGCGTCGCTCACGGTCAAAAACGCGCTACGAGAACTGGGCGTTGATTATGCGGCGTTCAGCGGGGGAATCAGTGCAGGCAGTGAAAAGCTGGTTTTTAGTTTCAAGAAAATTACGGAAGACGTGACCGCGAATGCGCCAATCGTGGCGGCGGCGTTGCGGGCGGCGGTCAGCAAGGCGGAAACAACCGGCGATCTGGAGGCGATTGAAGCGGCGTTTAAAAAGTTTGTTGAGACCGGTAAAGCGAGCGCCAGCGAAGTTGCGGCAGCGCAATCTATTCTTTCAAAGAAATTCATTGAGCTCGCCCAGGCGCAAGACCCAGCTATCCAGAACATGGCAGCGATGGCGAAAGAGTCGTCGGGCTATGTCAGGGCGGTTGAAAATGTTGTTGATGCTGAATCCGAATCGATTAAGGCGTCCATCGCGCTCGCCAAAGCCAAAGGCGATACTGCCGAAGTGCAGCGCCTGACGATCAAATTGACTGAACAAGAGGCGGATGGGGCGGTACGGATCGCCAAAGCCAAGCAGGCCGAGCAAGAAATGGAATACGCGCTGGCTGTCGCTGTGCGCAACAAGGTCCAATCGCTGGTAGAAAAAAATCAAGCGACATCAGAGGATTTGGCGCTGGCTGAACTAACTGCACAAAAGGAACTGGCCGAGGCGCAAGCGGCGGGCGTGAACACCGAGGCGCAAATTCAACTGGCGGCGGCGTTGCGCCAAGTGAACGCCGCCAAATCCGGCGCATCCTCAGCCAATACCGAACACGCGGCCAGCACTGAAAAAAGCACAGAGGCCACCAACAAGAACGCCGCTGCTAACCGCAACTCTACGGACATTCTTAAAGGGCTGGTGGACAAGCTCAACAATGCCCGCCAAGAAATGGCCGGGCTATCGGAGAATACCCAGCTCTATTTTGATGTGATGCTCGCCAATGAGCTGAAAATGCGCGGGTTCGCCGGCGCGTTTGACGCCACGCGGGTCGCGCAGAACCGGCTGAACGCGGCGATTGGGGAATCCAATCCCGAACTAGCAAAGCTGGAATCGGGCCTGGCGACGGCTAAAGAGGCGGTGGCGCGGCTGGAAAAGGAGCTGATTAACTCGCCCAATTCGTTCAGGACGTTTGAACTGGCGGTTGAAAAAGCCAAGGGACTGGCGATTGCGGCGTTTAACGAGCAGGCGATTGAAGCCACCAAGTTGACCCAGAAGTTTGAAGCCTTTGCCGAGTCCGGGTCCAGTGCGGTCGGTGGGGTGGCCGTCACCATGCACGAGCTGCGCAACGCGACGATGCAGGCGCAAAACGACATGGGGCTATTGGACCAACAGCGACTGGATGCGCTGAGAGGCAGCATTGAAGCGGCGAACCAAAAACTGGTGGAAATGCAGCAAGAGGCGCAATCAGCGCAAGACCGTATTGCCGAACTGAACGCGGAGATTGCGGCAGAAAAGGGCGACACGGCGACCGCTGACCGGCTGAAGCTGGAACTGGACCAACAGCAGCAAATCGCCGAGGTGGAGGCGCAACTGGCCCAGGCGCGGGCGCAGAACAATCGGGAATTAATCACGCTGTACGAGGAGCAAAAGCAGAAGCTGCAAGAGCTGTATGACCTCAAAGAACGCAATCTGGAAAAGGACATCAAGGCGCGGGAAGAGCAGGAGCGGGCGGATCGTGCGGCGAAGACCCAGGCCACGACCAGTAGTAGCGGTGGGAGTAGTCCGGGAGGGAGTGGGAGCAGCGGGAAAACCTACAATCTGAACCTGAACGCCGGGGGGAAGACCTTGAACGCCGTCACCAATACCGACCCCGGCGCGTGGTTGGATGAGTTGGAACGGGCGAGGAGGGGCGCGGCTTAACGCCGCATCATGATCGCGTTGCCCATGTACCAGGTCGCACGGGCCTGATCCTCAGCGGCGCGGGCCTTGGCCCTTTCCACTCGCAGCGCTTCCTGGCGCTGGTTTTCCGCTTCATCGGCCTGGCGCTGCTTCTCTAGTCGTTCGCTGCTGGCTTGCATATAGGCCCGCTCGCTTTCGCGCAATCCACCGTCACCGGTGGATTTGGGCGCGTTGACGGTGATAGCTTCCCCGCCGCCGGTGGGGCTGCATGGCATCTGCTGGAATTTCACTACGCCGGATTCGTCGGAGCATTTGTACATCTGCTGACTGAGCGCCGGGGCGGAAATCACAAGGGCGAACATCAGGATCATGCGGTTCATGACAATCTCCTTTTTTGTTGATGGTGTCACTTAAGAATAGCGCCGTCCGTGGCGCGGTCAATCCCTAGTGGCGCGGCGACCAGTTCTCATCATCCCAGAACATGCCCTTGCCGCGAATCAGGCTGGGGATGATGTTGGTCAGGAAGTCAGGCAGCTCCATTTCGTAGAAGCGGATCAGGTTCATCTTGAGTTGATAGCTGATCAGCGGGCCGTTCACGTCGATCCCGCGCTCTTGCAGTAGCTTCAACAGCAGCCATTCCGGGTCTGACCAGTCGGGATTAAAGAAGGTGTTTTTGGCCGACAGGTGCAACTGCCCATAGCTGTTCATGTGATTAGGGTCCCATTTCGGCATCGCCGTCACCGCCGGGAAATGGATCGGCGGCAGGGCTTGCGGTTCGTGGGGCAACGCCAGCCGCGCCACCAGCGACAGCACCTCGGCGAAGTTCGCGGCGGGGACTTCCTTGTAGGTCACGCCGAACTTGCTCTTGATGGCCGCCCAGCAGGTGATCGCGCCCTTGGCCTGCGCGTCCTGCGGCAAGGCTTCCACGCGGGATTTCACCAAGGCTTTCACCGCGTCCTGTTGTTCGATGGTCAGGCCACCAGGGAGCGCCTTGCGGGTCTTTTCGGGGCGGAACGCGGGGTTCGGCGGGGAAAGGGTGAAGGGGTTGGCTTCCCGATCCAGAATATCCAGAACCCACTTTCTGAACTCCTTGGCGATCTTGGTTCGGGCGAACATCCCCAACAAATGGCAACCGCGCAGGGAGAAGATGCGAACTTCGCGCATCTGACCTGCACCAGAGTTTCTCTGTTGCAGGTCGGGAAGTTGGATGACTGCCGTCATGGCGTCAGTGAATTCGTCGGCGTTGCGGGCATACAGATCGGCAGCTTGATCGCCTCGGCTATATCCCAAGGCTACAGAGATTTGCTGTGACCTTAGCCACGGCTGACCGGAGCGGTCGATAACGTCGAACTGCACAGCACGGAAAGACAAAGCAAGAGAGGTAGACATTGATACGGACTCCTATCGGATTTGGAGCCGCCAGCATCTGAGACCAAACAGAAGGTGGCGGGCTGTACAAGGTTGGTCTACCGGGATAGGTACCGGCCTGCCTTGCGGCAGCCTCGCACAACCCGCCATTGAGGCATAAAAAAAGCGCCTTATGGCGCGGGTTGCGCCTATCTTCCGGGAGACCAATCCCGGCTCCCGTTGGGGAGCGCGATCAGAATAGGCCCGGAAGCGGGGCGGGGTCAAGAGTTATCCACAGGGTTATGCACAGGCAAAACACTGTGCCGCCCGTGAGCGCCCTTTTTTTTCTGCATCGCCTGATCGAGAGTTAACCCATGAGCCATCCTGCGATGCAGCGTTGACGGGTTCAGACCGAGCAGCGCTGCCGCCTCCGGGATGCTCAGATCGCCATGCGCGGTCGAATAGCGTTCAGCAGACCCGCCAATGCCCGGTTTTTTCGGAGTCGCGCGGTGGTTGTTGGCGATTTTCCATGCCCTCGCGTAGTAGCGCTGGCTGAGGATGTTGACTCGGCGGCGCAACTCCTCAGAAAACCTCGGGCCAGCGCACCGCTGCATCAGGTAATACAGCAGCAGGAACCACCACGGCGGCGGGTCGGATAGCTGCGGCGGGTCATCGCAGCGCACCATCCACAAGAACTCATCGGCGGCGATCTGCATCGCCGCCAGCGCCTCGGCCAACGTGGCGGCAGCGTCTACATCAACCCGCTGTGGCCGGCCAGAGGTCATGTCGGCCCTTGTGCGGTCATTGTCAGCCCGGCCCGGTAGCCCCGCCCCAGAGCGGCGCGTTGCGGATCATCGCTGTCGGCGGCGGACCAGAACAACGCGTGTTCAGTGTCTGTGCCGAAGCTCTCGCCGTGATGGGCGCGGCGGAGGCCGTGTATGTACCCCGTCCACCACGGGCCGTTATCGGGGTCATGGCGCCGCAGCGTGTCGGCGCGACGCATGAGGGTTTGGAATGCGGTCATTTTTCCTCCAGAAAAACAAAAGCCCGCCGTGTGGCTGGCTGTGCTTTTTATAGTGAGATGGCATACCTTGGGTTATGTAGGAAAGCGCCTATCACCTTCTCCGCTGACACCTTCATCTTCCCTGATGGCGCCTTTCCCACTACGGTTAGCAAATCAATGCCTTTATCGACATGGTAGCGATTGTACGCACTGGCGTATTCAGTCTCAGATAGCCCTGACAGCCCGTTTTCAAGGCTGTCTATGAACCTAATCAGCGCAATCAAGTCGATCCGCCGCTTTGATATTTTTTCCCGCTTTTCTGGGATAAAACAATCGCGATCCTCGAATGACTCAGCCCTCTTGATTAGGTCTGCGGCGAAAGAAATTTGCTTTTTTGTTCCGAACATTTTTGCTTCTCCAAGGAGCTTACCGGCCCTGGTCGGCTGGCGGCATGATTGCCTAGCCAGTGATTCTATTTTGCAATAGATTTATCTTAATTGCAATTATTTTTTAGCTGTGTCGGAATTTGTGCGGCAACGCCCGCACACATCAACGCAACCATGCTATTTGCTGCTGTTTTACCGCACGGCCAGATTGGTTAAGTTGTTGAATTTAAACGGTATCAGCAGCGACTTGGCTTGAAAAAGAAGTCGGTCATCATTGAGAATTCCTTTAACGTCAACCAGTTGCCGATGCTTTTGGCGGGGCTGTACCGTATTTTGTGCTAATCAGCCGTGGCCCGGCGATTCGTTCAGCGTGTTCGGCCAGGTGGTCAGCGCCCAGATGGGCATAGCGTAGCACCATCCCCAGCGTCGCCCATCCGCCCAGCTCCTTGAGCACCAGCAACGATGTCCCCGCCTGAACATGCCAACTGGCCCAGGTGTGGCGCAGGTCGTGCCAGCGGAAATCGGCGATACCGGCGCGAACCAGCGCCTTGCGGAAGGTCGGCGTATTCGCCCGCAGCACCCGCCCACCTTGGTACGGGAACACGAACCGGGAATGCTGTCCGACCTGCTCCCGTAGCACCACCACCGCATCGGCATTGAGCGGGACGGTGATCGGCTTGCCGGTTTTCGCCTGGTCGGCATGAATCCAGGCGACGCGGCGATCCAGATCAACCTGCTCCCATTCCAGCCCGCAAACATTGGATTCACGCAGGCCCGTCGCCAGGGCGAACCGCGCCATCGCCGCCAGGTGCGGCGGCAGTTCGGCAATCAGGGCGCTGGCTTCATCACGGGTCAGCCAGCGCACCCGGCGAGTAACGACCGGTAGCATCGGTATGGACGGCTCCCGGTCAATCCACTCCCGCCGATGCGCGGCCCGCAGCACGGATCGCAGCGCCGATAGCGCTGTGTTGATGGTGCTGTTGCGGCAACCGGCGGCGCGGCGCTCCTGGGTGAATCGCGCCAGCACCTCCCGGTCAATTTGATCGAGATAGAGCGTTCCTAGCAGCGCATCCGCCTGGCGCAATGGCGTCACGACGCTGCGCAGGCTCTTACGATCCGGATGTTCCTCCAACCACCTCACGACAGCCTGTTGCCAGGTGTAGCGAGGCTTTTCTCCGAGTTTGAGTTGTCGCCAGCATTCCGCCTTGCGGGTATCGTGGTACTCCTGGGCTGCCCGGCGGTCGGCAGTTTGAGTAGTTTCGCGTAGCTCGCGCCCGTCTGGTGTCGTGAAGCGAATCCACCAGACAGCGCCGCGTTTGTAGAGTGACATGGTGATTTCTCCTGCGCTGGCCGCGCCTTATTATTATCGATGAGCGCGGCCAGATCCGCTGGATCAATTCTGACTGTCCGACGCAACCGCACCGTTGGCAATGCGCCGGATTCGATCAGGCGGCGCACGGTGTCCGTGGACATCCTCAACCCCTTCGCCGCTTCGGGGATAGTCAGCAACGGGGCGCTCACACCCGCCCCCGCATCGCATTCCGCACCAGCTGCCGCTGGTCGCGATGCGCTTTCCAGTGCGCCATCCATGCGCGATGCTCTGGATCGTCGGGCATGGGTGTGGTGTTCCCCGCCCCGCCTTTGTTAATCGGCCGTGGGGCCGGCGAGGCGACCGGAAACAGCCGCGCTGGACCGCGCGGCCTCCCCGTAGCCGTCACATCTCTCTGGAGTGTGACCCTGTCTGCTGCGGTCAGGGCTGACAGGTGGCCGGCGACGACCGTGACCGGCATGTCGAGCAGATCCCCAATGATGCGGCTGGTTATGCCTGGGTTGTCCGCGATGAGCCGATATATTCGCGCCCTGATGAGCTTGCTGGATGTCATATCGGGTATCCATTTGCTGCGACCCCCTGCGCCGGACGGCCTATGGTCCGCTGGCCGCGCGTGGTGTGCCATTGGCCGCACTCGCCGCACTGGTACGCAAATCCGCCCCGCCCGCTCCTGGTGTGGGTATGCCGGGCGCGGGTGGCGCTCATGAATCCAATCGTTCGCCAGGCGGCGGCGGGCGATGGGTAGCAGATTTTTCCGGTGGGGCACTGCATGACCCGCCCCCTATAGCCGCACGAACCGGGCGTAGCCGGTCGGCGTGACGGTGTAATAGACGGCATGGGCTGCCGGGACGACCTGAATCAGCCCCTCGTCCAAGAGCTGCTGGGCGGCGGCAGGCGGCGCTTTGGCGGCGTCGATGCCGCCGAGGGTGGAGAAAATCAGCAGGAGCAGGGCGGAGGGGGTCATGCGGCCTCTCCCCGTATTTGCAGCGCCATTGCTTCGTAGTGCCGCCGGGCCACCCGTCGATGAGGCGTGGTCAGCAACAGCTCGTGGGCGTTCAGGCGCTCGCGGGCTTCGGTCAGGGCGTGCTCCAGGGCTGTCACCCTGGCGGCCAATTCCCGATTTTGCCGAGCCAGTTCGGCGATGGCTTCCATTACTACGCCGATCATAGCTGGCTCCCTATCAACAGAGCGCCTGCGACAGCCGCAGAAAACGCCAGACCGGTAATCAGCCCGGCGATAAACTCGGCATTCAGCACCGGGTCCAGGGGCGGAAGTTCCGGCTCTTTATCGCGCTGCGGCAGCCATTCTTCCGGCTCTATCCGGCGCAACAGCGCCGGCGCCTCGTTGCGAGTGCGTTCAATCCGCTGGCCGTCCTGAGCACTACGGGCGCGGATGATGGCCCGCTGGCTGGGTTCGCAGTAGGTCGCCATCGGCGACGGCTCAATGCGGTTGCCGGCCCGGTCCATGACCTGCCGGCGGGTGATGTTTTGGTTCATTGCGCGGATTCCTCATACAGTCGGGTGCTGCCAGGCTGAAACATGCAGCACGTTGCCCGTTTTTTAGTCGGGGCCGATGTGAGCAGGCAGACCACCGTCCGGCTCGAAAATAGCGATGCGGCACTGCCCTGAATCTGAAAATGCCGGCAGTGGCGACAATCGTTATTGCCGCCAAGAGGCAGCCCGACCGTGATATGCCAGTTGGTTTTTTCACGCACGTTTGCGGTGCGTGAATGGTCCCTCAGAGTTCCGGTCCCGATCCGGGTCGAACTCGCTACAAAGTTCATTTTCAGCCCCTAAAAAGGCCCGGCGTTAACCGGGCAAGTCCACAAAGGAGGATTTGGCCCGGTAGCCCTGCCCCAGACTAGGGGTCTTTCAAGGCCAGCCCGGATGAGGGCGGCGGGTTGAGGTATAGTTAATAGAACTTAACCAAAGATGTCAACATGCTCCACCAACAAAAAAGAAATTTTTTTGAGGGGCCAGCGGGGCTGCAAACGGTCGGAAAAGCTGAGTAGGTTCATGTGAGATAACCTACCGGCAACGCAGTCGGGTATGCTTGACATTAGCCGTTAAGTATCATTTACTGCGCAAATATGAAAACCGTCGATGTAATTAACTATTTTGGCAGCGCAACCGCTGTTGCCGCCGCCGCCGGAATCTCAAAGGCCGCCGTCTCTCAGTGGGGCGAGCGCGTCCCGTTGGGAACCGCCGCCGTGCTAGAAAAAGCCAGCGCCGGGGCGTTGCGGCTGAACGTAGACGATTACCGGCGATTGCCGTCTCAACGGGCCGCCTGATGGGTGACGTAAAACTCAACTACGGCAACCGGCTGCGCCTTGATGTGCGCTACCCCGGCAAGCCCAACAATGGACAACCTGAGCCGCTGCCAGGGACGCCCGTGCATTTTCAGTGGCCGTCTGGCCGAGTTGCCTGCGGCATACGCGGCGCGGGGATGCGGCGCAAGACCAAGTTGATAACCCATATTACCTGCCCGTCCTGCCTGAAACTCCTGAATCTCCCCGCTCCATCTCAACAGCCGTCCTGCGGGGCAACGGCTGGGAGCACGACTCTATCGGCTGAGTCGGCGCAATACCCAGGCGCGAAGAAACCGATCATCATCATGCAAAACTCCTCCTTTGGTGGTTCCCCCGCGTCGGATTCGTCTGGCGCGGGGTTTTTGTTGAAGGGTAGCGCTTAATCATGGCGATGAATTTAAGGTAGGAGGGAAAATGATGCCTAATCGTCACGCGACGTGGCGCGATGAATACATAACGATGCTTGATGACTGCCAGCAGCGCAGTGAGCTGCTGACGGATTGGGAGCGCAGCTTTGTTGATTCGCTGCGGCAGGTGGTTGTCGGTAGTCGCCACCCTAGTGCAAAACAGATTGAGATGCTGGACAACATATGGGGGCGCGTCACGGCGTACCGCCCGCAAATTGCGGCAGCCGAGATGAAGATAGGTACTGAATATGGCGGATAATTTGAGGCTCGTTGATTTTCATCCCCCGCGCTATTTAAATACCCGCTGCGAGGTGTGCCAGGCGCTCATCACGATTAGCGCCGCCGCCGCGCAAATCGGTGGGTTAATCCGCTGCTGGCGGTGCGATGCGCCCGCCCGAGTCTGGCAGTTGATTGGCCGGGAGAATCGCCAGGAAGCGCCGGAGGCTGTCAGCGACCTGGGCGCGACATGGGAGGGGGCGCGGCCATGAACGATAGAATTACCGCATTACTTTTAGCAGTAAAAGCGATTGTTGAAATCGCCGAAGTAACCGTCGATGCAGAAACAGCCGTAATTGGAACGTTTATCCCGCTGGATAAAATCGAAGATTTGCAGGATGCATATAAAGATGTTGTAGAGGACGATGTGTGATGGATTTGTTTTGCTCCGGGTGCAGACGCTGGAAAGATGAACGGCTCATCGCGTTGAAAAAAACGATTGTTTTAAAGCGCGGTAAATCGATTCAACACTGGTGCAGTACCTGCGTAGAAGCAGCGAATAAACGCGCTGACAAATACAAGATAAAGGATTCGGCATGAAAGACGAAACGCCAGTTTATTATCAAGGAATGAAGGTGCAGCCCATTGAAGTGATTCGTGGGAATCAATCAGCAGAGCAATTCACTGGGTACTGTCACGGCAATTGCCTGAAATATCTGCTGCGATTTAACGTTAATCCGGCGCTGACTGGGACGCAAGGGAAAGGCGGATTGGCGGATCTGAAAAAGGCCAAACAGTATCTGGAGTGGCTCATCGAGACCGAGGAAGCGGGATGAACGAATTGAGGCAATTAGCGGTGGATTGGCTAGATTGCTCTGAATCAGATGAGCAAGATGCCGACCGGTCAGCCGTTAAAGAGGTGCAGCAGCGGATGAAGGTATCGGCGCAGGTGCGCCGAAATTGCGCCTGGGAGCTGCAACGGCTCCTGCGGCAACTGGACAAAGAAAACCCGCCAAGCGGCGGGCTTCTCGTGCCTCACGCTGATTCTGAGTCGGTGTGAGGACAATCATGCCTGTTGAAAAGGAACAGACGATGACCGCTGAACAGCATATCCAAACTGACGCCGTAATTGAAGGCGAAATGATGACCCTGGCGGAAATTAACCGCCTTGGTGAATTGGAACAGGTGGTCGAAACCGGCCTGACCGTGTTCGTGAAAGTTGGGAACGCGCTGCTGGAAATCCGCGACTCGCGCCTGTACCGCCAGCAGTTTTCGACCTTTGAGGCGTATTGCCGGGAACGGTGGGGATTTGAACGGCGACAGGCTTACAGACTGATTGACGCGGCGGCGGCGGTTAGTAATGTGTCCCATGGGACACAACCCGCGCCGCAATCAGAACGCCAAGCCCGCCCCTTAACCCGCCTTGAACCGGAAGTGCAGCGGGAAGTGTGGAAAGAAGTCCTTGCTGAAACCCCGCATGAAGAAATTACCGCCAAGGTCGTTGACGAAAAGGCCAAAGCCGCTGAATCGCTGAATGAGGCGGTAAAGCAGGTTAAAAAGGAATTGAAGCCGGAACCGACTCCGCCCGCGCAACAGCCGATTATTCCCGAACCGATCCAACCCAAAGACCCGGTGATGGTCGCTGCAACCGAAAAGGTGAAAGCCGGAAAAGCCACCGTGGTTGAAGCGGCCAAAGAAATCACCCAAGCGAAGGCTGCGCCCGTCTCTACCGCCGACCCCCGGCAACTGGGCTACATCGGCAGTGCGACCCCAGTGGCGGAACGCGACGCCAATGACTGGCACACACCCGCTAAATACATCGCCGCCGTGAAATCAGTGATGGGCGGAATTGACCTTGATCCGTTTTCCAGTGCCCAAGCCAACGAAACGGTTCAGGCCGCCCGGTTCTTCACTGTTGCTGATGATGCTTTTACCCCGGAGGTGCCGTGGCGGGCGGTGCGACTGTTTATGAATCCACCTTATGGCCGAGGCGTGATTGATGCGGCTGTTAATCGGTTCCTGAGCGAATGGTTTTCCGGGAGCTTTCAGGAGGCCGTTGCCCTGGTGAATAACGCCACGGAAACCCAATGGTTTCAGAGCCTGATGAGTGAATGCAGTGCGGTCTGCTTCACCGATCACCGGATTGCTTTTGTCTCCCCCGATAATAAACAGGAATCCGGTAATACCCGCGGCCAGGCGTTCTTTTATTTTGGCGACCGGTTTGGGCCGTTTAGCGACGCATTTCATTCGTTTGGCGCGATCTGCACGGTGGTCAGATGAGCGCTCTGCCGATGGTCCAAGGCGGAGTCACCGCCAATCTGAATGGCGATATTTTGGAGCGCCAAATCGAAGCCTTGCTGTATTCCAAGGGCTATATGCTGTACGCCCAACCGGGAAAACGCTGGATGGCCCGGCAATATCGCAAGTTTGAAAACCTGTATGGCGTCCCTTGGAAACTGGATTTTTTCGTTGTGCATCCTGACCGCTATCCCGATGGTCTGGCGATTGAAACCAAATGGCAATCGGTGGGCGGATCCGCTGATGAAAAGCTGCATTTTGCGGTACGGTCCTTGGAGGCCCTTCCCATTCCGAGCGTATTACTGATCGGCGGTAATGGAGCGCGGGCCTGTGCAATCCGCTGGTGCAAAAATCAGGCGGTATTTAATCCGCGTCTGACCGTCTTGCATGGCTTGGATCAGGCGCTGATTTGGGCACAGGGGGCGCTATGAACACGTTCGATCTGATTGACCGAGTGGACGAATGCTGGCCACTGATTGATGCGGAATATGACTGGCGCGACTTGGCCGACAACATCAATGATGCGCTAGTGAAAGCCTGCGTGGCGGTGCTGTCCAGTCCCTTCGCTGAATTGTCGCCCGATGTGCTGATGCGGGCCGCTTGGGATGTGCTGGACTCCGGCTATAAGGAGTGCGCGGCATGAGCGCCGACGCCCTGTTCCCTGTCGCTCGCGCCCCGGTGACATTGCGCGATTACCAGTCCGCAGCGGGCGAGGATATTCGCGCCGCGTACCGGCGTGGTGCGAAAGCCCCGCTGCTGGTGATGCCGACCGGGGCGGGTAAAACGGTGCTGTTCACCTATATCGCCAGCCAGGGCGCGGCCAAGGGTTCGCGGGTGCTGTTGCTGGCCCACCGACGGGAATTGGTCGGGCAAATTTCGCGAGCCCTCGCTCAGTGGGGCGTCGGGCATGGCGTCATTGCCGCCGGAACTTCGGAAACCGGCCATCCGGTACAGGTCGCCAGCATTCCGACGCTGGCCCGGCGGCTGTACCCCGGCAAGTACCGGTTTGACCTGGTGGTGATTGATGAAGCCCACCATGCCATTGAAGGGTCTGGGCTGGGGGCGATTCTGGCGGATCAGGCCGACGCCAGGCGGTTGGGCGTCACTGCAACGCCGTGCCGATTGGATGGGCGCGGACTGGGTATTGGCTCGGGCGGGTATTTTGACCAGATGGTGATTGGCCCGACGGTGCTGGACCTGATTGAGCAGGGCTATCTGGCTCCACCGATAGTGTACGCGCCGCCGGAAGGCCAGGCCCCGGATTTGCGCGGCGTCAAGGTGCGGGCGGGTGATTACGTCGCGAAGGAGTTGGCGGCGGCGATGGACAAAGCGCCGTTGACCGGCGATGCCGTAGCCCATTATTCCCGGATTTGCCCTGGTCAGCCGGCGCTGGCGTTTTGCGTCACCGTGGCTCATGCCGAGCATGTAGCGGAACAGTTTCGCGACGCCGGGTATAGCGCGGCTGCGTTGAGTGGCGAGACCCCGGACGAGGTGCGCGACCGAATGATCCGCGACTTGGGGCAAGGGCGGTTGCAGGTGCTCACTTCGTGCAACGTGGTCAGCGAGGGGACGGATATTCCGGTGGTCAGCGCGGCCATTCTGCTGCGCCCCACGGCGTCCTATTCGCTCGCCATGCAGCAGATGGGGCGGGTGCTGCGGATTCATCCGGGCAAGGACAAGGCCATCATTCTCGACCATGCCGGCAATACCCGTCGGCACGGCTTACCGACCGAGCCGATGCTGTGGAGTCTGGCCGGGCGCAAAAAACGGGCATGGCAACCTTCTGACGCGGAGCGGGTGAAAACCTGCCCGGACTGCGAGGCGGTGCTGGCCCTGGCGACGCGCACTTGCCCGGAATGTGGGGCGGATCTGTGGGTGGCCGCTGATCCGGAGGTGGTGGCGGCGCAACTGGAAGCGGTGGATGCGACGGAGATCGCCCGCGCGCGGCGCCGGGAAGTGGCGCTGGCGAAGAGCCTGACCGACCTGCAACGGATCGGCAGGGCACGCGGCTACAAATCCGGTTGGGCGCACCACGTCTGGCGCGAGCGGCAACAGTCCCGGTTCGCCGGGCCAGCCTACGGAGCGGCCGCGCATGGTTGACGCCCTTGCCCTCCTTCCCGCCCCGGCGTATTCTTGCCGCGTCCCTTGCCGCAGCAAGGGCGGGATTGACACCCCGTCGAAACTAGGCGCAGCAGCGCCATCAGCGATAGGCGCGTTTTTTATGCCCCTCTCAATGGTGGGCTGTGTGGAGCAACCGCAAGGTTGGCCGGTTCCTAGTTCCGGTAGTGTCAACTTCACACAGTCCGCCACCATCAACTGTTTGACACCAGCGGTGACGGACTCCAGTTTTTCAACTAGGAGTTTGCGTCATGTCTAGCCTTATCCCGTTCTCGTTTGAATCCCGCGAAGTCCGTTTCATTCCTGAAGGCGAAAGTTTCTCGGTCGTCGTTAAGGATGTATTGCTCTCGTTAGAGTACGCCGCCGATTACAACCCTTCACGGGCTGCGGCGCATGTTCCCGATGAATGGAAGGGTGTGCATCGGATGCACACCCCTGGCGGCATCCAAGAGATGCTGACCTTCACGGAACAGGGTTTCTACTTCTTCGTCAACCGTTCCGACAAGCCCAAAGCCCTGCCGCTGCAAAAGTGGGTCGCGGGCGAAGTCCTGCCCTCCATCCGCAAAACCGGCAGCTACAGTCTGCCCGGCGCCCAACCCCAAAACGCCGTTCTCGCCGCGCAACTGGCGGAATTGCTCCAGGGCAAGGTGCTGGTGGATTACGCCATGCTGGCCGATCTGGCGAACACCGCTTACGCCTTGCGCCACATGACGCTGTACGTCGAAACGGTCGCGACCCAGATTGAACAGCAAATCGGTAAGCCGCTGATTAACCGGAGCGATGATCCGCCAAGGTCAGCGCCGCCCGCCCCGGCTCGTCGCCCGTATTCCCGCGCGGTCATGCCGGCTTCACCGTGGGAAGCGCCCATTGCTGAATTTCTGGCGGGCCGCGACGAAGTCACTCAGACCGAAATTTTCCAACAGTGCCTGAAGGAACCGCAAACCCAGTCGGCCATGAACCGGGTCGCCCACATTTTGCGGCGATTAGGTTATGCCTGCGAAACGCGCCGGAAGGGTAGCCGGATCATTCGCCTCTATGTGCGGGTCAGCGGATGACTGCCTGCGCCTTCAATGAGTTGGAGGCGCAAGCCCTCGCCGTCATGCGCGGCGCGGGCTGCGAACCCCACGACCCGGCCGTCGTCGTCTTTGACGGACTGTTGCATCGCTACCGGGTGGCGGACGACAAGGCCGGGAGCAAAAACGGCTGGTGCATCTTCTATGGCGACGGGGTTCCAGCAGGCGCGTTTGGCTCGTGGAAGACCGGCGTGGTGGAGACCTGGTGCGTCAAGCGGGATCAGGACCTGACCCCGGCAGAACGGGCGCAACGCGACGCCCATCTGGCCAATGCCAAGGTTCAACGCACTGCCGACCGTCATGCCACCCAGGCCGCCGCCAAGGCCCGCGCCGCCGAATTGTGGGAGAAATCCCGCGATACGGTGGACGCCAGCCATCTGTATTTGCTGAAAAAACAGATTCCCGCCATTGGCTTACGCCAGTTGCAGACACAGTTGGTTATTCCGCTGCGCGACCTGAACGGGGCGCTGCATTCGCTGCAATTTATTGGCCCGGACGGGAAGAAAACCTTTCTGACCGGCGGCGCGGTGGAAGGGAATTGCGCCCTGCTGGGCGAGCCGGACGGGGCGGAAACCCTGTTGATTTGCGAGGGCTACGCGACCGGGGTCAGCCTGCATCTGGCGACGAAATTGCCGGTGATTGTGGCGTTCAATGCCGGCAACCTGCGCTCCATCGCTGCCGGCGCTCGGCTGAAATGGCCGCATATCGTTTTGGTGTTCTGCGCCGATGATGACCGCGAAACCGCAGGCAATCCGGGGCAAACCAAGGCGAAAGCGGCGGCGGAGGCAGTCAACGGCTTTGTTATCGCGCCGCTGTTCGCGGACCTGAGCGGCAACCCCACTGATTTCAATGATCTGCACGTTCGGGAGGGTCTGCCCGCGCTCCAGGCGCAGTTGGCCAACGCCCTGACTGCTTGCCAGCCGCCACACCTTCAGCGCGAAGCGTTCGAGCGGCGGATTGATGAGACCCATGATTTTGAGGCGCTGACCGGCGAATTGCCGCGCCTGATCCTCGCCAGCGGCTTGCCGAAGGCCACGGTGAGCGTCCTGCTCAAGCGGATCGCCGCCAAGGCCAAGGTGCCGGTCGCCGATCTAAAAGAACAACTCAAGCAGACCACTACGCCCGGCGGTTGGAAAGCCAAGCTGCGCTATGGCGACGATGGCGGGTTGAAGATGACCCTGCTCAATCTGGTGACTTTGCTGAACCACGACCCGGCTTGGCGCGGAGTGCTGTTTTACGATGAATTTTCCGGCGACATCCTCAAGCGGGCGTTGCCTCCCGCCGCTAACCCCAGCCTGGGCGTGTGGAGCGATTTGGACAGCAGTAAGGCGCGGATGTGGCTGGAAGAGCATTACGACCTGTCGCCGGCCACGCTGATGGTGGATGAGGCGATTCAGTTGGTGGCGGATCTGCATTCGGTGCATGTGGTGCGCGAATACCTGGATGCACTGGTCTGGGATGGACATCCGCGGCTGAAAACCTGGCCGATCCGCTATCTGGGCGCGGCGGATAACCCGACGCATCGCTTTGTCGGGCAGGCGTGGATGTGCGGCGCGGTGCTGCGGATTTATGAGCCGGGCAGCAAGTTCGACAACGTGCTGGTCCTGGAAGGCCGGCAAGGGTCGCGGAAATCGACCGCGCTGGGGATTCTGGGCGGGGCGTGGCATTGCGAGTCGATTACCGACGCCGGGTCCAAGGATTCGCTGATGAATATGCGCGGGATGTGGGTTATCGAATTTGCCGAGCTGGACGCCCTGGGCCGGGTCGAGGCCTCGCGCATCAAGCAACACATCTCGGCCCAGAACGACGTTTATCGCCCGTCCTATGGCCGGCGCTCCATCACCGTGCAACGCCAGAACGTGTTCGCGGCGTCGTGCAACCCGGAAAAATACTTGAAGGACGAAACCGGGGCGCGGCGGTTCTGGCCGGTGCGCTGTGGAACGATTGACATCGACGCGCTGCGAGCCGACCGCGATCAGTTGTGGGCGGAGGCGGTGCATCGCTATCGAGCAGGCGAGCAGACCTGGGCAACGCCGGAAATGACCTACCTGACGGAAGCGCAGGATGCCCGGTTCATCGAGGACCCTTGGGAGGAGCATATCGCGCTGTTTTTGGCGCTGCGAACCGAGGTGCTAATCCGCGAAGTGCTGGATTTTCTGGGCGTGGAGGTCGCTCGCCAGACGCAAAGCGACAAGAACCGGGTCGCCAAAATTCTCATGCGGCTGGGTTATTCCTGCGGATTTGAACGCCAGGGGAAGGTGGTGCTGAGGGTCTACAGGAAAATTTCGCAATGAAATCAAGGCATGTTGTCACGGTTTCCCTTGCTGTCACGGTTTGCAACGGTCTGGTTGTCACGGTCAACCTTTTGATTTTATTGCTTGCAACGGTTGTAACGGTCAAACGCGCCCGCGTATACGCGAGGGATATCTACCCTACCCCATAGCAGGCAATCCCGCGTAGGCGCGTGGATATATCCGTGACACCGAGACATATCATATTCATCAATAGGTTAACCGTGACTTTATAACCGTGACCAACTGTTGCAATTTATGGAACGTGACAGAGTATTCAGGTTATTCAACCAGTTAGTTTTTTACCAGGGAAAATGCCCATGAGTTACGACGAAGACGCCCTCCGGCTTGAATTGATCCGCGATGAGGGCAAGCGCTTGACGCCCTATCGGGATTCGTTAGGGAACTGGACGGTCGGGATCGGCCATTCCCTCAAGCGTGGCGAACCGCGCGCGCAAATCACCGAGCGGCAATGCCTTGAATACCTCATCGGCGACGTGGTGGACGCTGAGCACAAGTTAGATTCGATTCTGCCCGGTTGGCGGAGTTTCGGCGACGCTCGGCAGCGTGCGCTGGTGAATCTGGCGTTCAACTTGGGCTGGGGCTTGAAACAATTCGTGAGTTTCCTCGCGGCGATGGAGCGCGAGGACTACGCCAGCGCTGGACGGCATTTGCGGGCCTCAAAATGGGCGGAACAGGTCAAGGGTCGGGCGCCGCGCATCATCCACATGATTGTCACCAACACGGCGTGGGAGGGCCTATGAACTGGATTTTGGCGCGTTTGCGCGAACCCTCGACCTGGAGAGGCGTGGTCTGGCTATTGACCGCTCTAGGGGTCTCTCTGTCGCCTGATGCATGGGCGCACATCACGACGGCAGGAATGGCAGTTGCCGGCCTGATTGGGGTATTGAGCCGTGAAGACGAAATCCAGTTGCCGCCCATTGACCTTGTCGGAAAAAGCCAGGCGGTTCGCCCTGAAGGTGACGCTGGTTTGCGCCCTGGCGACGGCGATACTCATCCTGACCGCCTGCCACAATCACCCATGCGGCCCGTCGATTACCCCGTCCGCCATAACACTGACGGGGCAGCCGACATCGGCGACGACTTCCCCGGCTGGGGTAGTTGAGTCGGTGGGCATTCAATGCGAGTGGAGATATTGAGATGATCTCCATTGAGTTATTAACCACCATCAAATGCAAATCCTGCAACGGGCAGTGGATTGTCAAGGATGCGTATAAACACAATAAACCCGTGTTTTATTGCCCGCATTGCGGTACGCAATATATTCATGACGCGGTTGTTGGCGAAATGGTTTATCGTTTTCAACAACTCATGACGGAAACCTCTTTTTACTACGATATTTGGATGAAGAAATGAAAACCGTCGCCCTGTTTTTTCTGAATCGCGCCCTGGCCCTGTTTCTCGGCGAACTGTGGCTGTTTTTGAAAGACGCCGTGGCGACCTATGAGCGTCTCGACCTGCATTCCGCGCAGAAACGCGCCATGGTCTACGAGGCGGCGATGAATCACGTCCGCAAGGCGGGACTGGACATCAGCTCCTCGCTCGTCAATTTGGGCATTGAGGCGGCGCTACAGGCGGTGCGGAGCAAGAGCCAGTGAGCAGTCGCGCGGGACAGACCCCTCTTAGCCGGTCCTGGCTAATCTACTGCGGCACCTGTCGGCGGATTCGCGAGCTGATGCTGGACGCGCCCTGGTCTAATTTTGACCTGATGGCGAGCGGCATCACGTTCTGGATTGGCGCCTATCTGCTGGCGTCGCCCGAGATTCTCGGCAAGATCGGCGGCGTGTACGCCCCTATGGCGGCGATAGAGCCTGGCTTGGTTTGGGGCGGACTGTTCGCTGCCCTGGGCGCGGTCGGGCTGGCGACAGTGCTGTGGTGCGTCGCGCCGCGCTTTGTCTGGCGCCTGCTGGCGCGGATGGGCGTCGCGTTTTGTCTGCTGACGTTCGCCTTCAACAATCTGAGCGCATCGCCTCCGCCCCTTTCGTCCGTTACCTACGTTTTTCTGGCGACGTGGGCGCTATGGGGCGTCACCCGGACGCAAGCCAGTGGGCGATGATTCCAGCAATTGGGCGACGCTGCTGCAATGGGCGCTGAGCAACCCGGAAAAAGGGGCGCTTTTCCTGGTGGTGATGGCCGGCGCGTGGCGCTGGATTCGCGAGCTGCGCAAAGAGGTCGCGGAAGACCGCCAGCACGATAGCTTTACCGAGATTCTGCTGCGCGAGAACAAGGAACTCCGCGCTGAACTGAAAGAGTTGCGGCGCAGGAACGTCGATCCTGGCGATGGCTGAAAATGCAGGAGGGTAGCCATGATTGCAATTGACGTGCGGGGATTACCCGAGATTCAGGCGGCGCTGCGGAATCTGGCGGAAACCCAGATGCCGTTTGCGATGGCGACCGCGCTGAACAGTACGGCGTTTGCGGTGCAGAAGGTTGAGAAGCAGCGCATCCAGACCGTGTTTGAGCGGCCTACCCCGTTGATTCAAAACGCGGTCCGCGTCGAGAAGGCGACGAAGGAAACACTGACGGCAACGGTGTACATCGACCCCAAGCGGTCGGTGTTGTCGCCCCACGAACGCGGCGGCAGTCGTGGCCTGAAAGGATTTGAACGGGTGTTGCGGGGCAAGGGATGGTTGCCGTCGGGTTATCGAGCGGTGCCTAGCCAAAGTATGGCTAGGGATAGCTACGGCAATCCCGTGCGGTCGGAAATCAATCGACTGATGAAGTGGGCGCAAGCGGCGACGGGGTATAGCGGGCAACGCACCAAGTCCCAGCGCTATTTTTGCATTCCGGTCGGGAGCCGCGCGGCGTTGTCGCCGGGCCTGTGGTTGGAGGCGAAAGGGGCGAGCGGCAAAGGGGCGGGCGGGTATCGAATGCGTAAGGCGATACCGTTGCTGCTGTTCGTGTCGGGCGTTCAGTACCAGTCGCGGCTGGAGTTTGTGACGACGGCTGAGCAAGAGGCGCGGCGGTTGTTGCCCGATGCGATGCGGTCGGCAGTGCAACGGGCGATTGATACGGCTAGGTGAGCGAGTGGATCATGGGCAAACAGATTTGTTTGTGTTGCGGAGATGCGCTGCCTAAAGATGCGCTTGGACAAACCCGGTATTGCAGCGAGCGATGCAGGGCAGTCTATAGAGGTCGCGCTAAGCCTTATGTAGACAAGGCTTGCGGATACTGCGGGGTTGCGTTTAAGGCAACGCCCGACAATAACAAACGGTATTGCTCTGGTAAATGCAGACGCGCAGCTAGGACTGTTCGTGAAGGAGGAACACCCAGACCCTACGATAGACCCCAGAACCTGCCATACCAGATTATTGATGGCAGGAAACAGTGCAGAGCTTGCGGAAATAATAAACCGGTCGATGAATTTGGGTTTTGTGAAAAAAATAATAAATACCGTAGTAGTTGCAAGACTTGTGAAGCTGCATATTCAGCAGCAAGGCGCGCAATACCTGAAGTTATGGCTTCAATTGCCCTATATCGGCGGTTGCGTAGACATGCAGAAAGAATAAACGGAACCCGTAATAGAGATAGGGTGGCGTTTTATATCAGAGACTCAATCAGAAAAGGCTATCAGTCTAGCGTTGTTAAGAATGCGACTGGTTTCAGTATCAACCAACTAAAGAGGCATCTTGAACGCCAATTTACCAAAGGAATGACATGGGAAGTATTCAATACCGGAGCCATACATATCGATCACATCATACCTATATCGAACTTCGATCTTTCTAACCCTGATGAGGTTAAGGCTTGTTGGGAATTGTCGAATCTTCGGCCTATGTGGGCAAAAGATAACATACGGAAATCAGCAAAGGTGCTGACGTTATTGTGATGGAAAGGTACTCCCGAGCGTGTCTACCGAGGGCCATCGTCGAAGC